TATGGATTGGAAAGACTTAGGAAGACTAGCTTATGATGTTATGCTAGATAGTGTTAAAGACATGTCTGATAAAGAGTTTCAAGAATACTTAATAGAATGTGGGTATGAATTGGAGGATATGGAATGCAAAGAATAGAAAAAGGTACATGGCATTCCAGAGTTGAGGAAATTTTATGCCGAGACTTTGGAAATTTATATGGTAGATTGACAGAGATAACACAACAAATGTTGCTACAAGATGCTCATGCTTATGTCATAAATCGTAGAGACTTAGATTCTCTATCAGAGGTGGACATAAACATGCTTGTAGAAGAGTATATGGCTTCGTGTATTGGACGTTCGTTCAAGTACTAGGGGTATGACCTACCTTTTAACTAACCCTATGCTTAGAAACGATCTGAGAGAGTCATTAATTTTACTGTCACATAAGTTGCATTTGGTTAAAAAATATGTTATAATCTTATACAAGTTAAAACATTAATGAAAATAATAATTAATTATATTAATAATTTATATAAAATAAGGATAAAGTTTATGGATGATTATATTAATAATCTTATAGATAATTACTATAAGGATGCAAACTTAATAGGTACATTACCTAATGAGTTTGATTATCTAAAAGATAAAGATGTGGTTAAAGCAGAGGAAGAAGATGATTGAATACAATGGAAAGAAAGTCACCCCAAAGGTGTATGCTAAACACCAAGTGTCTGATTACTTGATGGGTTTGTTTGATAGTCCAGAGGTTCATATGGATAAGGGATTTGCAAACGCTACACCACGTGAACAGTCTGAGATAATGAATCAAGTTAGTTTGTTTGAGGACAGGATTCATAAGTTATTGGGTGTTAAATTTAAAAGTATTACAAGTAGTAGTAACTTTGAAAAATCTATATAGGAGATAGAGTATGGAATTTATGTTAGCAGTAGTGGGTGTTGTGTTGTTATTATCAGTCACAACTTTGTACATGTACTTGGTTGAAGATGATAAGGTAAAACCACATGTACCGACACCTATGAAACACAGAGGTAACTTCTGGGATGCAGAGACTAAAAAGTATTACAAGTGGGATGAGTTAATGGAACTTAAAAAAGAAAGAGAGGAACAAAATGACACAATATGATGAATCTGTTGAACAGCAAAGACAAATACTTGAATTAGAAAAACAAGCTAAACGAGTTGTAGGTATTGACACAAGATACAAAGATGGGTTATGGTATAAACAAACTGTTGACTATGCTGATGGTCGAAGTGTTACAGAGTACAGAGACAAACGCAGGGCAACCATAGAGGAGAATAGGTATGGCGAAGACGTGGAATAAATCTGTATATACATCTGCTACACAAGGCAGAGGTAAGAAGACAAGTCAAGGTAGAGGTAATGTTGGCACATCTACCATGAACAAAAATAAAAAAGCCAACTTAAAAAAATATCGAGGGCAAGGTAAATGAAAGAGAAGATGATAACAATTAAAGTTCCAGAGTCTAGACTTAAATGGATTAAGGAAGAATACAAACTAGCCAAGTGGGGAGTTAATGGTTTGTTTGAGTATGGTGGTATGGATATCAAAGAAGCACATGCACTAGCAGATATTCTTTGTCATGTTAATGAAGTGTTTCAGATCGAGGATGAGTAGTGAACATATTTTATTTTAACGAATGTCCAGTTGAATCAGCACTAGCACAACCAGATAAGATGCTAGTCAAGATGCCACTAGAAACAGCACAGATGTTATGCACAGCACACAGAGAACTGGATGGTGATGAGTGGGCAGACAAGCAAGGACTTTACAAACGTGCCTACTGGAATCATCCTTGTACTATCTGGGCAAGAGAATCTAGTTCTAACTACTCATGGTTGTATCGGCACTTCATAGCCTTGTCCATTGAGTACAGTCACAGATATGGTAGATCGCATTTAAGTTTTGATAAACTATCAACACCTCTTATGCAACTACCACTTAATATAAACATTGGTGATATGACACCATTAGCACAGGCTATGCCGGAGGAGTATAAACACAATGACCCAATCGTTGCGTATCGTAGATATGTAATCAATGAAAAACACTATGCCAAGTGGGAACAGAACAGAACCAAACCTACATGGTGGACAACACAGGAGGTTGCATAAATGTATATGAACAAAGACTTTATAATTAAAGGATTACAAAATCATTTTCAAGGGCAAGTAGATAAGCACGTTGCTAATGCTATGGTATTGATTAGTAATCCTGTTGGGGTTGCTGAACACCCAGATACTTTAGATAGTATTGAAGGAGAGCTTGGGAAGATTGCAGATTATGAAGATAAACTTGCAATGTTAAATAAATATTTTGACTAGGAGAACAAATGAAATTTAAAATAATATTTGGAATGGTGATGGTGGCTTGTATGGTTTCTATCTACAGTATAGTGACAACAACAGCCGGAGGTATAACAGAAAACAAAGCAGGACTTACAAGGTTAAATAAATCTTTCCTGTCTCTCAGCGAAGAGTTCGAAAGTGTAGGTAGGACTGCCGACTTAATAGAAGCTACAAGAGATAGCTATCGTAATTCTTTGGTTGAGTTATCAGATAGATTGGATGCAATGGATGAAACTAACTCAGAAATATATCGTATCTTAAATGATTTAGATGAACGCTTAAACAAACCACCGGTTGCTACTGTGGTTATAGAAAAGTATATAGAGCCAGAGCCATTACCAGACTTGGGTGTTAATGCTGGATTCGGTGTGCTTACAGGAACACAAGTAACAGGACAACCAGAGATAACACCAGAACCTATTGTATGTCCTAAAGTTAGTTCACCTAGACCTTATGGATATTACATAGATAACATTACAATTAAAAGAACTTTAAAGTTTACAGTTATCTATGATCTCTTTGAAGGTAATGTAACTGATGTTAGATATGATGGTAAGCTACCTAACAAAGTTAAACAAGCTACCTTTAATTATGTAATGGATTTAGAGTTTGATAACCCAGTCACCATGACAGGGTGTACATTACCTTTCACAATTAATATTTAAAGGTTGCATTTACAATTAATCTGTGGTATAATACAGCTTATGTATTCATTAGAAAAACATAATTACAATACAGAAATACTTACTCGTGATGAGTATAGGAAGTTTGGATTGTATATGGCTGAACACTATCCAAATGTAGGGCATGTGGTGGACAAACTAGACAATACTTTTATAGTACATCTGGACGATACTCCACTTACATTTTGGGAAGAAATACTAACTGCTATCAGAAATTAATTGAGGTATATTATAAGAAGTTTTGCCCTCCTTTATTTAACTTATAATATCTACAAGTTTCCGGTCTTGTGCCAATCTAAAACCGGCTTAACTTTTTTAACCAAACACTTTACTTTATCATCAAAGTATGATATAATGTGTGCACTTAATACAAACCGATGGAGGAATAATTATGTATGAGTATGTAAAAGGAAAGGCAATGTGGGCAAACATCACATCGCCAAACACGAGGTTTCAACCTCACAAGTATGGCTTGACTGTTTTAACAGATGCAGATACTGCAGCAAAACTTGAAGGCATTGGTCTTAATCAAGTTAAGGACAGAGCAGGACAGCCTAAGTATGATGAACCGGCATTTACTTTTAGTAAACGAGCATCCAATAACGATGGGGTAGCTAATACTGCACCTAAGTTAATTAACGTTGATGGTGAACCTATTGATGTTAGTGTGGGTAATGGTTCAGAAGTAACTGTTAAGATTAAACCTTACAAGAATGACTTCGGACAATTCGCTGAACTCATGGCTGTAAAGGTTGAGAACTTAATAGAATATGTTGAAGGTGACACTGATAACGAGGAGTTCTAAATGATTATTACTATTAATAATGATGATAGCAACAACTCTTACGATGTCAACAACATTAGTGACGACAAAGTAAAGCAAGAAGCTACTGTTATAGTACAGAAAGTAGGTAACTTACAAGTTATCATAGAAGCTTTAGACTTTGCAAGTCGTACACATCGTGCTAACTTAGAAGGACTACTTAAAGATAGAGACGAAGCAATCGTTGAAACTGAATCTGCTCGTAACGAGAAAGGTCAGTTCGTAGGAGACGACCCAGAAACTATAGAGGACGAATCTAAAGTAGCAAAAGAAACCACATAGTCTGTGAGGAGGGCTAACATGAACGATACAACGTGGGATAAGTTGAAACAACCCTGTCCACTTTGCAACAGCAGTGATGCTGTAGGAGTCAATCAAGATGGCTCGGCAAAGTGTTTCAGTTGTGGAGAATTTATGCCTAACTATGAACAAGCATGTAACGGAAAAACTATGACACAATCACAACCAACACAAACCAAACAACCAGATAATGTAGCCGAAGGTAACTTCATTGCATTAACTGATAGAAAAATATCTCAAGCAACTGCACAGAAGTTTGGGGTCAAAGCTGTCCAAGACCTAAAAGGTCAGGTCATTAAACATTTCTATCCGTATTACAACGGACACGAATTGTCAGCTACCAAATGTAGAAACTCTTTAACCAAAGACTTCTTTGTATCTGGTAGTTATAACGAGACCGGATTGTTTGGTCAACAGTTGTTTAAGAGTGGCAAGTATGTCACGATAACCGAAGGGGAGTGTGATGCTATGGCAGCTTACGAACTACTTGGTAGTAAGTGGGCAGTGGTATCCATCAAGCGTGGTGCACAGGGTGCAGTCAGAGACATTAAAGAAAGCTTAGAGTTCTTTGATGATTTTGAGAATGTTATTGTAGCATTTGATAATGACAAGGCAGGTAAAGATTCAGCAGTGAAAGTTGCTAGACTTTTCAAGCCCGGCAAGGCTAGGATACTCACGCTTCCCAATGGCTTCAAAGACCCTAACGATATGCTTCGGGACAACAGACATAAAGATTTTGTTGAAGCATGGTGGGCGAGTAAAGTTTACACACCATCTGGTGTTATAAATGTTACTGAGCAACGTGAGAAGTTTCATAATCGTGAGAAGAAACAAAGTGTTCCTTATCCTTATGAAGGATTAAACAAGAAGCTGTATGGCTTAAGACAGGGTGAACTTGTAACTCTTACTGGTGGTACAGGACTTGGTAAGTCTAGTGTGACCAGAGAGATAGAGCATTGGCTTGTCAAACAAACACAGGACAACGTAGGTATCATAGCATTAGAAGAAGATTGGAGACGTACCATTGATGGTATACTTTCTATTGAAGCTAACGCTAGACTATACATTGACCAAGAACGTGAGAAGTTTTCTAAAGAAGAACTTAATAAGATGTTTGATATGTTATACGATGGTGAGAACAAAAACAGAGTATGGGTTCATTCACACTTTGGCACTAACGACATTGATGATATCTTTACTAAGCTTCGCTTTATGATTATTGGCTGTGATTGCAAATGGATAGTGGTCGATCACTTACATATGCTAGTCAGTGCAGTGCATGAAGGTGATGAGAGACGAGCCATTGATGCTATTATGACTAGGCTAAGAAGTTTAGTTGAAGAGACAGGTGCAGGGATTATTCTTGTATCTCATCTTAGACGTGTCGATGGAAACAAAGGACACGAGAATGGTATTGAAGTAAGTCTCTCTCATCTACGTGGCTCTAATAGTATTGGTCAACTATCCGATTGTGTTATTGCATTAGAACGTAATCAACAA